GGTTAATATGTTTGACAAAAAAGATTTTAAATTATATCAAAAACAAAATATTGAACCATTTGAATCTATATTTTTAAAATTAGGTGCAGAAATAATGAAAAATGCATCTAATTTTTTAGCAGCAAATCCTAACAAAGCTGTACAAGCAATAAGAAAAGAAATTGCACAAATAATCCGTGAGCTTAGATCTACCGGAGATATTGGCCAAATGGATCTTTTAAAGGGGCAATTAGAACGTATTAAACGATTGGGTGGATTTGAGAAAATAGTACCAGTCGAAGGAATTGTATTCACGTACGGCGGTAATACATATAAATTAACAGGTGCATTTGCACCCATAAATCAGATATTAGGAACGTTAAAGTATTCTAGATGATATTTATTATTAAATAATAGGACACAGTAAAATGGCTAAATATAAGCAACCAAAAAACGAAAAACATAAATCAAGAAAAGATTTAAAAGATTATACTAATGACAAAGAAGTTCAAGGCATGGTGCCTAATGCATCAGGCGAGCCTATGCCAAATGTTGATAGAAAAATTGATTATAATGATATACTAGATACAGAAGATATGGTACCTAAAATAAAAGATTCTGACATAAAATATGTTACAAAACAAATGGAAGATGGCGATGATAAGCGTCCTGCTAACACATTAAAAGTATTTGTAAAAAATCAAGAAGAAGATGCAGAAGAATTAATCCATACATTATCTAAAAAAGACGGAGGCTATATGTCACAAATAAAGAAACTAACAAAAGAACAAAAAGAAAAATTAGTTCGTGAAATTGTTAAAAGAAAAGTTACTAAATTTTTATCTGAACAAGCGTTAAGTACAATTACCAACGAACAAGAAGAAGAAGAAGAGCCAGTAGCTGATACACCAGAACCAACTCCAGCACCAGATGCACCAGCAGTACCAGCAGATGCACCAGTAGAAGAACCACCAGTAGAAGATCCAGCAGTAGAAGATCCTGCAGCTCCAGTAGAAGAACCAGCTGCAACTGATGATACTCCAACGGGGGATGACCGAATTGAAAAATTTATACAAGCCCTAGAACAAAAACCAAATATTGTACAACAAATGAAAACTATTATGTCGGTTATTAATAAAATAACAGCTGATGACGATAGAAAAAGACAAGTTGGTAAACTAATGTTATTGAAACGAGCTATAGATAAATCAGTTGCCAAAATAAATTAATTAAATTATGTCAAAAAAGTTACAAAATATAAAAGCAGTCAAAGAAATGATTGCCGGAACTCATAAGTTCCAAACTAAAAAATCAATTGGATTTTCAGATGCTAAACAAAAAGCTGAAAAAAACAGACGCCGAGATATTGGAGATGTTTGGGAAGAAAAAATTGGAACTACTCTTTATCGTATAGAACAAAAAAAGGGATTTAGGGTAAAAACTCCAGCTAATTCAGTAGCAAAAGAAGTTAGAAAAGAACTTAATTCATATCCAAATTGTAGAAAAGATTGCCGCACAACAACACATAATCATCTAGATAAAAAAATGCAAATTATACATGGAATGTGTTATGATTGTGTAATAGAGATGGAACATAAACTTCGTGTTGCTGGTACATATGAAAAATATGAACAAACAAAAATTCTAGAAAATAAAAAAGCTTGGTTAAAACGAGCGGAAGAAGATGTTAAAGCATTAAAACAAGCATATACAGAATCACAACAATATGTAACCAATGCCGACGGATTATTAGAAACATGGAACGCACAAATGACTCCTGTAGAATTCGAAGAAACAGTAGAAAAACAATTTACGGAATTTAAAAAGAACTTTTTAAATGATATAAATAAAGAAAAGGTAAATAATGATTAAAAAATATTGGAAAATTGTAATAGGAATTATCACAGGAATAATTGGAATCCTATTTATTGTATCAAAAAATAATTCAAAAAAAGCAACAAAAGCAAAAAAGAAAATTGATACAAATAATACAACTATTAATAAGTTAGACGGAAAAATAGAAGAAGTTCAAAAACAAAAAGAAGTTATTAAGAAAAAAGCATCTGTTAAGAAAACTAACATAGAAACATTAAAACAACAAAAATTAAAGCCAGTTCCAAAAAGAGTAGTAAAGAATAAAAAAGAATCAGTTAAATCTGCAGCTGCAAATATTAGAAAAAGAATTAGGAAATGAAAAATATTTTTATTATATTAATTATATGTCCATTAATAAGTATTGGACAATTAGCAGATACTTGTTTTACTAGTGATGAAATAATAGATATATCAGAAACATTAGATTCTTTATATTACACTGATTCACTTAATAATAAAATTATTACAGAACAAGATAATTTAATATCTGAATTAGAAACTATTATAAGATTTGATTCTATTGAATTAATATATACAAATACAAAATTGGAATTATTAAAAGAAAATATAGATTTGTATATTGAAAGAGAAAAACATTTAAGGCCAAAATGGTATGATCATAAAGCAATATGGTTTAGCACTGGCATATTAACTACTCTATTCACCGGAAAGATGATCGTCGAAGTTATTAATTAAATGAGCGATCAAAAAAATATAAAACAAATAGTACAAGAACAATATTTAAAATGCGCAGAAGATCCTGTTTATTTTATGCGACAATATTGCTATATTCAACATCCTACAAAAGGAAAAATTAAATTTAATTTATTTCCATTTCAAGAAGAATCATTAACAACATTACAAGAAAATCGTTACAATGTAATTCTTAAATCTAGACAGTTAGGAATATCAACATTATCTGCAGGATATGCATTATGGTCAATGTTATTCAACGAAGATTTTAATGTCTTAGTTATAGCAACAACCCAAGATGTAGCAAAAAACTTAGTAAGTAAAGTTCAAATAATGAATGAAAATTTGCCAAGTTGGTTAAAAACTAATATTATTACAAATAATAAATTATCATTAAAATTTGCAAATGGCTCACAAATTAAAGCAATTTCAAGTTCATCAACCGGTGCACGATCTGAAGCATTATCATTATTAATAGTGGATGAAGCTGCATTTATTAGAAATATTGAAGAAATTTGGGTAGCATCCCAAGCTACATTATCTACTGGTGGAGGAGCAATTGTGTTATCTACTCCAAACGGTATTGGTAATTGGTTCCATCAAACATGGGCAGACGCTGAAAATGGAATTAATGGATTTGAAACAATTAAACTAGATTGGAAATTACATCCAGAACGAGATCAACTATGGAGAAATGATCAAACTAAATTATTAGGAGAAAGAGGAGCTGCTCAAGAATGTGATTGTGATTTTATATCATCTGGTCATACTGTTGTAGATGGGGCAATTCTTCAAGAATTTGAATCAAGATGCGAAGAACCTATTGAAAAACGTGGATATGATAATGGATATTGGGTATGGGAATATCCTGATTATACAAAAAATTATATTGTTGTTGCTGATGTTGCACGTGGTGATGGCGCCGATTGGTCTACATTCCATGTTTTAGACGTAGAAACAATAACACAAGTTGCAGAATATAAAGGTAAACTACCTCCAAAAGATTTTGGAAATATGTTAGTAACCGTTGCGACCGAATGGAATAATGCATTATTAGCTATAGAAAATGCAAATATAGGCTGGGCCGCTATACAACCAGCATTAGATAGAAATTATACAAATATATTTTATACATATAAAGATGATGGGTATGTAGATTTAGAAGTTCAACTTTTAAAAGGATATGATATAAAAGACAAAACTAAAATGGTACCTGGAGTTTCTACAACTTCAAGAACAAGGCCATTAATGATATCAGCATTAGAAATGTATATGCGTGAAGGAACACCTATTATTAAATCAAGAAGATTAATACAAGAATTATTTGTATTTGTTTGGTTAAATGGAAAAGCTCAATCACAAGTAGGTTATAATGATGATTTGGTAATGGCGTATGCTATTGGGTTATGGTTACGGGATACTAGTTTAAAATTAAGACAACATGGAATTGACTTAAATAAACGAGCATTATCAAAAGTACAAAAAACAGATACTACAATTTTCACCGGAAATAATAAAGATGGGTCAAATGACACATGGAACTGGAATAACGGTGAAAATGATGAAAATTTAACATGGCTTCTGTAGTAAGTTATATTTATATATAAATAAAAAAGAAACAATATGGCGTCTTTAAGAAAACGTTTACAAAATTTATTTTCTACTAATGTAGTAGTTCGTAAATATGGTAAAGATCGACTTAAAATAGTTGATACAAATAGACTACAATCTACCGGTAATCTATCGCAAACTAGATTAGCAGATAGATATAGTAGATTACATGGATCTAGAAAACATGCAGGAGGATCATATGGTGGATATGATTCAAATCATTATGCTCAACAAAATCGTATGCAGTTATACACTGATTATGAGATGATGGATAAAGATCCTATAATATCATCAGCATTAGATATATATTCAGATGAATCATCATTAGCAGATCAATTTGGGGAAATATTAACAATTAAAACAAATAAAACTCCAATTCAAAAAATATTACATAATTTATATTATGACATATTAAATATTGACTTTAATATGTGGCCATGGATCCGAAACTTATGTAAATATGGAGATTTTTATTTAAAATTAGATATTGCAGACGGACTTGGAATAATGAGTGCTAGACCGTTTTCTGCTTATGAAATAGAAAGATTGGAAGAGTTTGATGAAGAAACTGGAGAGTATAATATTAAATTTAGACACCAGTTTACTGAAATGAGTGAATATGAAGTTTTTGAAATAGCTCACTTTAGAATGATTTCTGATTCAAATTTTTTACCGTATGGTAGATCAATGTTAGAAGGAGCAAGACAAGAATTTCAAAAATTAATGATGCTTGAAGATGCAATGTTAATTCATAGAATAATGAGAGCACCAGAAAAACGTATTTTTAAAATTGATATTGGTAATATTCCACCAAATGAAGTA